TCTGTATATCCGACAATTTCTGCCGGTACAACAACCAAGATTCTGCTAACATCCACCCCATTAGGTTACAACCATTTTTGGAAATTCTGGAACGAAGCTGAAAAGGGTAAAAACGGGTTCGTTCATCACTTTATTCCATATTGGGAAATTCCGGGTCGTGATGAAGCCTGGGCAGAAGAACAAAGAAAGACGTTGGGTGATGTGAAATTCAATCAAGAAGTACTATGTCAGTTTTTGGGTTCTACAAACACGTTGATTAATGGCGCAACACTGGCATATATGAGTAGTATGGATCCTGTGTTTTACAATGAAATGGGGTTGTCCATTTATACTGAACCCAGCAAAGATAGAATGTATGTCATTTGTGTTGACGTTGCCCGAGGTGTGGGAGGAGATTATTCGGCATTCACCATTGTTGATGTCACTGAGATGCCGTATAAACTTGTAGGTAAGTTTAAAAACAATACCATTTCTCCCATGTTGTTCCCAGATGTCATTGTGAAAGCTGCACGAGATTACAATAATGCATATATACTTGTAGAAACAAATGACATTGGCGGACAAATTGCAGACATTCTACATATTGAACATGAATATGAAAATATGCTCTGTACAATACAAGAAAACAAACAAACCTACATTAGTCCAGGATTTGCCAAATCCACAACAATGGGTGTTAGAACCACAAAGTCTGTGAAACGTCAAGGGTGTTTCGCCATCAAATCTCTCCTCGAGGAGAAAAAACTAAATATATTTGACGCCGAAACCATTCATGAATTTTCAACATTCATTGAGAAAAATGGTACATTCGTAGCTGACGAAGGATATCATGATGACTTAGTGATGACGTTAGTACTATTTGGTTGGCTTACCACAAACCAATATTTCCGCGAACTCACAGACATCAACGTTCGTGAGAGAATCTACAAACAACAAATGATGCAAATTGAAGATGAACTGACACCATTTGGTTTCATAGATGACGGCACTTCAGAATCCATATTTGTTGAGAACAATATTGTGTGGTCAACCGATAAATCTTTGCCATGGAACAACATCTACAAGAATTAAAGTATTTTGAAGGTGTGTAAAGTTATAAATATTATAAACCATAGTGTAATCACGCCCTGAAAATACTATTAAGATTTCAATCACTAACAGGAGAATAAAATGGCATTTCAATTATCACCAGGCGTACTTGTAGTCGAAAAAGACCTAACAGGTATCGTTCCTGCTGTTGCCACATCAATAGGTGGCTACGTAGGAGCCTTCCAATGGGGTCCGGTAGAACAAATCACAACCATCAGCAACGAAGCTGAACTCGTCAAAACATTTGCAAAGCCAAACAATACAGTTGCCGCTAGCTGGTTCTCAGCCGCCAACTTCTTGGCATATGGCAACAACTTAAAGGTTGTTCGCTCAGTAGGTAGTAATGCAAAGAATGCTGTAACATCAGGCACAGCAATTCTCATCAAGAACGAAGACCAATGGGAAGCACAATATTCAAACGGCGCCGCATCAGTAGGTGAATGGGCTGCTAAGTTCCCAGGTGTTCTAGGTAACTCATTAAAGGTGTCAGCATGTGACGCTTCAGGCTTCTCAGCATGGACCTATCGCACAGAATTCGACGCAGCACCTGGCACATCAGACTTCCTCGTGAATTTAGGAAACACTGAAGCCGGCGACGAAATGCACATTGTCGTTGTTGACGAAGATGGTTTATGGACAGGCACACCTGGTACTGTACTAGAAAAGTTTGCATTCGTTTCAAAGGGTAGTGACGTTAAGAAGGCTGACGGATCAAATGCATTCTATCGTGATGTACTTCGTGGTTCACGTTACGTATATTGGATGGATCATCCTGCAGGAACAAACTGGGGCAGTGCTGCATCAGCATCAATCGAATATGATGGCTTAGGATCAGACGATTGGTCACTTGCCAATGGTGTTTCTGACGATGCACCATCAACCGGCGCACTTCAAACAGGTTGGGACTTATTTGCCAATGCAGAAATCGTTGATGTAAATCTTCTATTCAACGGTCCTAACGCATTAGCAGTTGGACAATACATGATTCAAACTGCTCAAGCACGTATGGATTGCGTAGGTTTCGTTTCACCTCTCTTAGCATCTGTATTAAATAACGCAGGCAGCGAAGCTGAGGACATCATCACAGACCGTCAAGATACATTAAATGTCAATACATCATATGGTGTTATGGACTCAGGTTGGAAATATCAATACGACAAGTACAATGATTTGTATCGTTGGGTTCCATTGAATGCCGACATTGCAGGTCTCTGTGCACGTACTGACACCATTGCCGATCCTTGGTTCTCACCAGGTGGTTTAAATCGTGGTCAAATCAAGAATGTTGTGAAGTTGGCATATTCACCTGACAAGACTGACCGCGATGAACTATATAAGAATGGCATCAACCCAGTTGTGTCATTCCCAGGCGAAGGTACTGTATTGTTTGGCGACAAGACACTTCTTGCCAAGCCATCAGCTTTCGATAGAATCAACGTTCGTCGTTTGTTCATCGTTCTAGAAAAGGCAATTGCCACAGCAGGCAAGTATCAATTGTTTGAATTCAACGATGCCTTCACACGCGCACAATTCCGTAACTTAGTGGAACCATTCTTGCGCGATGTTCGTGGTCGTCGTGGTATCTTTGACTTCCGCGTAGTTTGCGATGAAACAAATAACACAGGCGAAGTCATTGACCGTAACGAATTCGTAGCTGACATCTTCATCAAGCCAGCTCGTTCAATCAACTTCATGCAATTGAACTTCATCGCCACACGTACTGGTGTGAGCTTTGAAGAAGTCGTAGGCGCCTAAACTAAATAACTTCTAGGAGATAGAAACAAATGGATATTACCCAATTTAGAAACAAGTTAGGCGCAGGTGGTGCTCGTCCAAATCAATTTTTGGTAACACTTACTTGGCCTGCAGCAGTAGGAGTAGCCGCTTCTGATGACTCATTACTTGTCACAGCCGCTGCACTCCCTGCATCAAACGTTAACCCAACAATCGTTCAATATCGTGGTCGTGAAGTAAAGATGGCAGGAGAACGCATCTTTGATCCATGGACAATCACAGTTATCAACGATACATCTTTGAAGATGCGTCAATACTTCGAACGCTGGACAAACTTAATGAACGACCGTGTAAACAACGGTGGTCAATTAACCCCTGCGTTGTATCAATGTGATTTACGTGTACAACAATTGGATAGAAATGATGTTACACTTCGTACATATGAAATTCGTAACGCATTCCCAATTAACGTTTCAGAAATTGCATTAGCATACAGTCAAAATGATGTCATTTCAGAATTCACAGTGACTTTCCAATATTCGCATTTTGACGTAACACCTGTTTAATCTTTGACAAGGTAAAAATATTATGGATATTTTTGGATATAGCATCAAGCGGAAGGAGCCCGCACGAACTGAAATTAGTTTCGTGCCTCCTTCCGACGATGGTGCTCTCGACACTGTCCGGGCAGGTGGGTACTACGGTACCTACCTCGACCTGGATAATGCAGCAAAAAATGAATCAGATTTAATTCAACGCTATCGTGCCATTTCTTTAATGGCGGATGTTGATAGTGCCATTGATGATATCGTCAATGAATCCATTGCCAATATTGAAGATGAGGATCCTATTGAAATTGATTTAGATGATGTAAAGGCTCCAGCATCAATCAAGAAAGCCATCAAGGAAGAATTTGCAAACATCACACAAATTCTTGACTTTAAACATCGAGCACAAGATTATTTTCGTCGCTGGTATGTAGATGGTCGTGTGTATTTTCACAAAGTTGTAGACGTAGCAAAACCCAAACAAGGGTTAACTGATATTCGTTATATTGATCCAAGAAAAATCAAGAAAATCAGAAACGTCATTAAAGAAACTGAAAAAAATACAGGTGTAGAACTTGTACGTAAGGTGGAAGAATTTTTCGTATATAATGAAAAGGGTGTATTAACTACACCTGTGACACAAGCAAGTCCAAGTGCCACACAAGGATTGAAAATAACCAAAGACGCCATTTGTTATGTCCCATCAGGTTTAGTTGATGTAGATAATAACATGGTGTTGAGCTATTTACATAAAGCCATCAAAACAGCAAACCAATTGCGTATGATGGAAAATGCTCTTGTCATCTATCGTTTAGCAAGAGCGCCCGAAAGAAGAATTTTCTATATTGATGTAGGTAACCTTCCCAAGTTGAAGGCTGAACAATACATCAAGGACATCATGAATCGTTATCGCAACAAGTTGGTGTATGATGCCAACACAGGCGAGATTCGTGATGATAAAAAGACTATGAGCTTGTTGGAAGATTTCTGGTTGCCTCGTCGTGAAGGAGGTAAGGGTACTGAAATTGATACTCTACCTGGTGGTCAAAACCTCGGTGAAATTGCCGACATTGAATACTTCCAACGTAAGTTGTATGAAAGTTTATATGTTCCTGTTTCTCGTTTGCAACAACAATCAGGATTGAACTTTGGTCGTGCCGCTGAAATTAATCGTGATGAATTGAAGTTCACAAAATTCATCAATAAATTGCGCCGTCAATTTTCACGTATGTTTGATGACCTGTTGAAAACACAACTTGTGTTAAAAGGTGTCACAACTGAAACTGATTGGGAAGAAATGAAGGAAGATATCAAGTATAAGTTTGCTCAAGATGCCTATTATTCTGAAAGCAAAGACCAAGAATTGTTGCGGGCTCGCGTTGAATTACTATCACAACTTGCAGAATTTGATGGTAAATATATAAGTAAGAGTTACATTCAAAAGCATGTGTTGCGTTTAACTGATGAAGAAATTGCACAAATGAATTCAGAAAACGAAGAAGCTGCTTCAGCAGGAATGGATTACTCTGAACCCCTTGAAGACCCAAATCAGCCCGGCAACATATTACCTAAGGGATCTCCTTTCCCCGCCCCACCGGAGAAGAAAAAGAATGGAACTACATGAGGTTAAGATAGGCGATACCGTTTCTTTCACCCATAAAGGAAAGAAAGTTACAGGTAGAGTAATACATCGTCACGACGGAAATAAGAATTCTGCCCTTGCGGGTCATGTGAATATTCAGCCATCAAATGCAGATTCTAATCCCCATACCATACATGTGTCTAAATTAAAACCTGCTACACAAATAAAAGAGGATATTCAGATGGCAGATATTAACGAACAAATTTTAGATTTAATTGATAACATTGAAGCAGGCAATCATCTAGAAGCCAATAACATCTTCAACGAATTATTACAATCAAAAATTGATGCTTTGCTTGATGCAAAGAAAAATGAAGTTTCTTCATCAATGTTCAACACAGAAGAATGTGCTGAATGTATGGAAGAAGAAAAGAAAATGAAGAAGGAAAAGAAAGAAGATGAGGATGACGATGAAGAAGATGACTACGAAGATGAAGATGAAAGAATGGATGAAGCTTTAATTGGTGGTCAAAAGAAAATTGATGTCAACAAGAATGGTAAATTAGATGCCATGGACTTCAAGATGCTTCGTGCCAAGAAGAAGGGCATGAAGGAAGAAGTGAAATCAACTTCAGAAGCATATTCAGATCCATATGCTGCCAAGAAGGCGGCTGAAATGAAGAAGTCATATAGTAAGACTATGGCAGATGCCAAGAAGGAATATGAAGCTGCCAAGAAGCCAAAGTTTGCCAAGAACTTCATGAAGATGAAGAACGAAGAAGTGAAGCCCATTGATGAATTGAAATCTGCAACGCTCGGTTCGTATATCAAAAAGGCAGCAGATTCATATGCAGGTGAAGCTCAGTCTGGTACATACCAAAAGGTAGACAAGCGAGAAAGAGGAATTGCAAATGCTACAAACAAGCTTGTTAAGCGTGCAAAGGCTAATGAAGAAGTGGAATCCATTGATGAAATTTCTTCTGAAACTTTGAAGTCGTATCAACGAAAGTCCATGGATCAAGGCACCAGAGTGTTGAAGAAGCAAGAAGCACCTTTGTCAGCAAAAAAATTTGCCAAGCGCGTGAAGGGTATGGCCCGTTCCTCACAAATATTAGACAAGCGTGAACCTCCCAAAAAACTTTATAGAGGTGACAACAAGGGTGGATATCCAAAACAATGGGATGAAAGTACAAAGTTCACCGTTGAAAAGGATTAATCATGGCAAAGATGAGCGAAAAGGATATGGCTCAACGAGAAAAGATTGTGAAGTCCATGAAGAAAAACTTCAAAGATTTTCGCAAACGTTACGGTGCCAATGCAAAAAATGTAATGTATGCCACAGCCACTAAAATGGCAATGAAGGAAGAAACATCCGAAGAAAGAGGTGAATATGATTATGAAGGTGATATGGCAAAATCTTCATTGAAAACAATTATTCGTAATGCACAAGAAATGCATGATATGTTATCTGAAGATACCAATCTTCCTGAATGGGTTCAAGGCAAAATTACCTTAGCAGAAGATTATATTGTATCGGCTGCACAATATATGCAATCAGAATCGGAGTAACAAATGGCCATATCAATACTTAAAAAGACACCCATACATGTTGTAGTTGCCATTACAGGCGCAAATGCATCTGAAACCATTGATTTAGAAACAACACTAGAAACTACAACACAGAATGCCGCAACACCTAAGGCAAATATTAGTGGCATCTATTGGTCAATACCTTCAGGTAACGGAACCGTTTCAAGAAATTCTGTACAACTTTGGGCTATGACAGGTGCACGTGATTTTCAATTTCACGGATTTTCTGATAACAGAGAAAATGGTAGTAACATAGTTGTGACATTACCCGCAGGTGGTGGTACCATTATTCTTGAAATCATGAAGGTCTCAGGATATGGTGATACACAACATCTTAATCAATCAATAGGAGCATAATCATGAGACTCATTGCTGAAATAGTTGAAGATGTTCAAATCATCAACGAAGAAAATTCAAAAAATCTTTTCATTGAAGGTGTGTTTCTTCAAAGTGAAATTGCCAATAAAAATTCACGTATCTATCCCAAGACAGTTATGGAACGCGAAGTAAAGCGTTACATGAAGGAATATGTCGAAGCCAATCGCGCATTTGGTGAACTGGGACATCCTGAAGGTCCAACCATCAATCTTGACCGTGTCTCTCACATGATTGTGTCATTGAAGGAAGATGGAAACAATTATGTTGGTCGTGCAAAAATCATGAACACCCCAATGGGTAATATTGCACGTAACATCATTGAAGGTGGTGGTAAGTTGGGTGTGTCGTCACGCGGATTGGGTTCATTAAAAACCACTTCAGAAGGTATCAACGAAGTTCAAGATGATTTCTATCTTGCAACGGCGGCTGACATTGTGGCTGACCCTTCGGCACCTGATGCTTTCGTACAAGGGATTATGGAAAATAAGGATTGGATGTTTGTAAATGGTTCATGGACATATCAAAATATGGATGAAACTAAGAAGCTGATTGAAAAGACCAATCAACGTCAATTGCAAGAAATGAAGATTCGTGCCTTTGAAACCTTCTTAAATGCCATTTCAAAGAAATAAACTCGTATAAATAATATAAAGTTTTTGAAACAACTACAGGAGATACTAAATGTCAGTAGAAAACAAGATTCGAGAAATGATGGCTAAAAAGCTCGATGAAGCCTTCCCAGGAATGGGTAAGAATTTGGAAACTAAGGCTCCAGCTCAAGGCTCATCACAAACACCAGAAGTTCAAATGATGCACAAGGGCGGTGGCGCAGAAAAGCCATCAAACCCTGTAAATCAATTACAAGCAGGCGCAGGCCCCAAAGAAGCTGCTCCCATGAAGCAAGGTTCATCACAAGATGCTTCAATTGATTTAGAAACTGATGAAAAGAATCAAGGTAAGGCACAAGCATCAAAGAAGGCTAAGATGCCTACTGTTTCACATCAAGGTGCAGGCGCTGCCACTAACTACACAACAGTAGCAGATCCATCATCTGTCATCAACCAAGCATCTTCAAAGGGCAATGTTCACCAAGAAGAAGCTGAAGTAGAAGGCGAAGAAGTCATTTCAGAAGAAGAATACAATGCTCTTTCAGAAGAAGAAAAGGCACAATATTCATTAGTAGAAGAAGGCCCAGAAGAAACTGAAGAAGAAGATGAAACAGCACTTGCCGAAGCCATGGAAAACATGAAGGCTGAATTGGCAAAGGATGTTGAAAATCTTTTTGCATCAGAAGTTGACTTGTCAGAAGAATTCAAGACAAAGGCAGCTTCATTATTCGAAGCCGTCGTAACTGCTCGCGTTGCTCACGAAGTAGAAAAGATGCAAGATGCGCTTGCTGAACAAGCAGCACACACCGTCGTGAACATCCACGAAGAAATGGTTTCAAAGATTGATGCCTATCTCTCATATGTTGCTGAACAATGGTTGGCAAACAATGAAGTTGCAATTGAAACAGGACTTCGTGCAGAAGTCACTGAAGATTTCATTGCAGGCTTGAAGGTGTTGTTCAAGGAACACTACATTGAAGTTCCTGAAGAAAAGTACGATGTTTTAGGCGACATGCAAAATCAAATTGATACATTAACTGCACAAGTTAACGAATCATTGGCAAAGGCAGTTGAACTTAATACAGAGTTGAACGAAGCAAAGCGTGAAGTTGTATTCTCAAAGGCAACAAGTGACTTAGCACAAACTGAAGCTGAAAAACTTCGCGGCTTGATTGAAGAAGTTGAATTTGAAAATGAAGAATTATTTGAACAAAAGATTTCAGTTATTAAAAATAACTACTTCCCCAAGTCAACTGTTTCTTCACCCATCACAGAAGAAGTGGTAGAAACACAAGAAGTATCAGGTACGGTTGCTAAATATGCAGAAATGCTTTCACGCAACACATTTGGAAAATAAAGCTAGTATAAATAATAGTAACGTTTAACAGTAAACAAAAACTCAGGAGAACGTAAATGTTTTTATCAGAATCATTACAAAAGAAGTGGGCTCCAGTTCTAGAACACGGATCCCTACCAGCCATCAAAGACAACTACAAGAAGGCTGTTACTGCCGTTATTCTTGAAAACCAAGAAAAGGCATTGCGCGAAGAAAAGCAAGCATTGTTCGAAGCTGTTCCAGTTAACAACATTGCTG